ACGACCAAATATTTCCCGTACTTTTTTGTTATTTCTTTTTATTTAGCTGGAGATGCTGGTGCCTGAGCTGGTGCAGCAGGAGCTTGAGCAGCTGGTGCGGCCTGCTTCTGCTGGCTTGCGCCGAAGTTAGGCAGGTTATTAGGATTAGTTGTATTGTCCTGTGTTGCAGCTTTCTCTATTACGCTCTCATCAGTGCTTGCTCTTGGAGCCACGTATGCACTAGCAACACTGATAACTACCATAGCAATAGCTAAACCCCATGTAGTCTTCTCGATGAAATCCGTAGTCTTGCGAACGCCCATGATGGCATTAGAAGATGAGAAGTTTGAAGAAAGACCACCGCCCTTTGACTCTTGAATCAGTACGACACCAATCATCAAAAGTGCTGCAATCACGATAAGGATTACTAATAACGTGTACATTTTTCTTGTCTTATTTTTTATTGTTATTTATTATCAATTTCTCTAAAAACCGTATTTGGTCTGCAAAGTAACGATTTTTTTTCGGATATACCAAATTTAATCGCTTAATTATTTCCAATGCTTTGGAATATCTACCTTGTTTTATATATATTCTTGCTAAGGTCTCGGTGAAGTAGCCAGTATCTTCGTTTTCGGCTGCTTCGTTATGATTGTTTTCTTCTGGTTCGTATTCTGTTTCCTCTTGTAAGGTTATCTTACCTCCTTCGTTGAAGATGAAGTCGTCGATAAGTTCTTGTCCT